AGTAGCTGCGGCTCCAAGCGGATGAAGTACAGGTAACGTTGATGTGACTTCTGTTGTGGTTGTAGTCAGCCGTTGCGTGCCGCCAGTGCTGATGGCTACTTGATCTGCACCGGGGGAGTACATGCCGGTATTTGTGTCGCCGACAAAACTAAGACTTGGAGTAGCTGCGGCTCCAAGCGGATGAAGTACAGGTAACGTTGATGTGACTTCTGTTGTGGTTGTAGTCAGCCGTTGCGTGCCGCCAGTGCTGATGGCTACTTCGTTTGTACCGGCTAAGTATATTCCTGTGTCTGGATCATTAGTAAAACGGAGCGCTGGAACTGCAGCACTACCATTATCCAAAGTAATGGTACCAGTAAAAGCGCCAGCGACCAGCAAGTTGCCAGGGATTGTTACAGAACCCGAAGAATCAACACTAAGCCGAGAAGCTCCTCCTGTAACTAACGCAATCTGATCTGCTCCGGGGCTAATGATGCCGGTATTTGGATCATTAATAAATTTTAACGCGCAGCTGGATAGACTACCCACATTCAGAGCGCTGTTAGACCCATCTTCACGCAGCAGTGGATAACCAGCTATCTTAACACCGTCATGAACAACGCAAGTTTTTTTTGTAGTGTCAACAACAACTTCTCCATCAGCACCTATAAATGTGGAGATGTCAGCTGTAGTACCACGGCGAAACTGTACTTGTGTAGCCATAACTGCTTTAACTATTTACATATTCTACGCCTAAACCCTCACTGAATTTTTAGGCTGCACTGCATACTTTTCCTATCCATTAGGTGCTTCGCCCTAAAAAAGCCTAGGCTGTTCCACCAAATTCGCCATCGTGATGACTGACCGGGTCCCACTGCCCACACTTACTGCGTTAGGTGCCTACTGCGTGTACTAATTTCAGCAGCATCAAACAGAACAAGTTTGAATTGTAGTGCTTTTTTACCTTAAAATAGAAGAAGAAGTTAAAATGCGCCAGTGACTCCAGAACTGATTGTAGCTGTATTATCCGGAAGCGCAGGCGCTTTTGCTGGCCTTTCGAGAGCGTTGTCAAACTTCAATAAAAAGATAGAAACACGTTTTGGCAATTTAGAAAGAGAGATTGACAGTTTGCAAGACCGTGTAATACAAAACTATGTACTGAAGGAAGATTTTCTGCGCGAGGTCCAAGCTGTCCATTTAAAATTAGATCGTATATTAGATCACATCTTAAATCACGGCCGCTAATTAAGTAGCAATCCAAGAAGCCGTCGTTAAGTCGTATATGAAAAGTCCAGGAATTAGTTTGTCGTAATGAAGTTGCCCGTCAACAGGGTTAACCGGTTTACCGTCACCAATAGAAGAAACAGCTTTTGGCGTTTGCCACGTACTCCCATCATACAGTTTTTGAATGTGTGTACTTGATGTATCTAGCCAAGATTCGCCTTTACTGAATAAGCTAAAGCCAGTAGCTGGAGTATTGGGCGCTGTAGCACCGATAAAAGTAGGCCCAACTTTTATTAAATTTGTGGAAGGTGCCGCTACGTTATCCGCAAAATAAAGGCCAGGATCAGCAGAATTGAAATTAATTGCTAGTTCTGCATTACCTAGGCGAATCGGAAAAGGCCTGTCAAAGGCAATAGATGAACGTCTTGAAAGAATCTGAACAGCCATCGTTAACTATTAATGTAAAGGCTCGCATCGACTATTGTATCCAAGACTGTTACAGGACTGTACGTTTCTGCCTCGATTTGGACAAGTGTATCTACATTCTCGAGCGGAACGCCGTTACGGTACTCCCCACCGTCAACAAATCCAAACTCAAATTCACTAGTATATTCACTTAACGGCTTATCAAGAAAACCGAATTTAGCTCCCTGAATAATTTTAGGATCTAGATTAAATAACTTATTGACTAAACCTGTAAAACGGTTTGTACTATTTGCTACAATACCTATCCGACTTAATTTACCTTCCCCATCGCGTCGAATATTGTCAGTTAAGACCATTGTTGTCAGTGCTGGACCAAAGTTTGCAGCCTGTTCTGGATTATTGCCCGCACCGATAACTACTTGACTTCCAGCCCAGCCTAAATTTTGCGAATCAAAAACATAACGCTCGGTCACTTCTTTCAAACGTTGACTCTCACGATCAAAATTTTTATAGAACGTTTCTAATCCAGTTCCTACAGGTTGGTCACTAGGTTCTAACAACCAAGTGTTTACATATTCGTGTGGTTTTAAATTAGATACCGTGCAGTACCCTGATGTTGTATCGGCAAATGGATAGACAATTGTAAATGTATCTTTAGATGGCACACTTGTTATCGTGTACTCTCCCTCAATTGCATTGCCGCTTGTAAAGTCGATCTGAATACGCCTATTAGCCAAAAGTCCGTGATTAGGCGCAGTAACAGTAATATTTGGCCCGGATTGTTCGTAGCGTGCGTTAATTGAGATGGTCCCGCCACCTTCGTCATGGATCAATGCCCACATTGAAGCGTAAATGTGCTTACACCAGCGCATCTGGTAGTAAAGCAAGTTTTGGAATGAAAACCGCTCGACATCTTCATATTCAGGCAGCTGGTAAAAGTTATTTATTGTCGTATAGCCAATATCTTGAAAAACGCCGGGAGAATCGCGAGTCTCTGTAAAAGTACCATCAGGATTTAAGATGCGCCCTGGCTTTAAATTTGCTAGTTGTGTCTGAGGGAACCTACGCTGCCTAAGTTGACTATATAAGTTGTAATTATCTCGCTTACTGAAATCTTCACAAGAACACTGCCAACGTAATTCAGTTGTCAGATACCTGCCGACTTGAAATCCTCTGTGTGCAGGGACAACTGTTGCTGTAATTCCATCTGTAGTTTTTGCTGCGTAACTATCGTCTCTTTGAAAAATTAATTCATTTGTAGTAGCGTCCGATCCAGTGACGGTATAGCCAACATAATCTAAATAATTGAATCCACGGAGAAGACGGCTGACTGTAGCAGCACCTGAAGTTGAGCCACTCGTAATTGTTGTAATTTCGAGTACGGTCGCGCTAATAACAGTGACTTCGTAGCGTCCAGAGGAAACAAGTCCTGTCTCAATGTCTAAATAAATTGTATTGCCAGTGGAAAGACCGTGATTTTCGGCGCAGGTAATGGTTACAGTTGACCCTGTACGGCTGTAAGTAGCTGTAATACCTAGATCGCGCTCAATTACACGATCTGTCATTCGTTCACCAGGCAATAATGCTGTTTCAGCAGGTAAAAACCTTAATGCAACTCGAATAAAGCGCCAGCGTGTGTCTGTAAATGCTGTCGAAATGGCATAAGCAACGTTTCCACTTGTTGTCAGCGAAGCTACAGCAGTGATCGTGAAGGTATTTTGTGTTCTTTCGGTGATTGTAAGCGTATCGTTTACGGAAGTGCCTGATAAAAATGCTAAATAAACGTCATCTCCTGGGAACAGGCCATGATCAGGACTGGTAACAGTGATTGTAGTACCGCTCTGAACGTATGTTGCTTGTGCTGCGACGCCTAAATAACGTACACTAAGAATTGGAAGCCCATAATCATAGAAAGTGAACGAATTGGTATCGCGCATACCAACAAGTTGCTCTCCAATGTCTTGATTTGTTGACGGATAGGTGAATAAACGTGCTGGAACAAAAACTCCTGGATATTGCTGAAAAGAGAAATAAAGTCGATAGTCGCCTCTAACAGGCCGCTCAACATCACTTGAACCCAAAGCACTTTGTGTGATTGAATAAAGCTCGTAACCGCGCCGCCAGCGAGCCCACAATGAATCATGGTTGTAAAACCGCACTTCACTCTCAATATCTGGAGAAAGTGACGGGTCAAACGGATTTTCAATTTCCGCTCTTTTATCTGTTCCGTTAAATTTTGTGAGACTAGAAAATTTCTTATCGAGCTTCCCACTAAAAGGGCTGCCCTTTGATTTAGAGAATCCGCCTACACCAAAGGGCATCTTTAATAATCAATAGTAACCGCCTTGCGCAGTGACATAAAATCCGTTAGTAAGTGCAGTTGTCCCGCTATAAGCAGCGTATAAAGCCTGTCCACGCTTCAACATCATGCCACGAATTTTAGGTGCAGTTGCGCTGTTAGCTGTGTAAAAATTTGAACCCGCCTGTACGGTTGGGTGATTAATCAAAGGAAGAACATTATATTCAGTAAGACTGTAATACTGGTGTTCGTAAGTAGCTGGAATACTGACTGTAAATAAGGGAAAAAATTGGTTAGTGTTTGTAACTGCCCCAGCTTCAACAAGGTAGACACAGAAATCCAAAGGCAGTCTGCACTCAACGTTACCTGTAATCGGTCCAGAGATGCTTGGAATAGTGCCAGTAAACGTGGTTGGTGTTACCGCAGTGATGTTAACGGCCTGGTCAATTGGAGTGGTTCCACTACTGTACGAAGTGAAGTTCAAATAGACTTGCTGTCCAACCTGCACATTATGGCCACCACTAATAGTGACTACAACATTTGTGCCGTTGGCTGAGTAAGTACCAACAACAGCAGAAGTCGCATCAATAAATTCGGTATTACGTTTCGAATACTGAAACCAAATCTCATCAATATAAGCACCACTAATCGACGTATCTGTCTGTGCAGAATCCACGTCAAAAATTTTGGTCGCATTTCCAACCGCAGTCGGCACCAAACTGGTTGAAAACGCCTGGCCTGACGCCACAGTAACTAAGCTAGAAGTAGTCGCCGGGCGATCAACGAGAAGCGGCTGCTTGTTTGAGCTAGACGATGACAATTGACGCTACTCTCCCTGTACGATGCGTTTTGTTGGGTAAATTCTAATGCAGACAACCTTAATCAGGATGCCTTCTTTTTCTCCATCCGCATCCGCGCTTTTTTCACAGCCTCTTTACGACGCTCTTTGTCAGTAGGTTCCTTATCTGACTTCTTATCAGATTCCTTTTCAGACTCCTGACCGCCTTTTTTCTTAAAATGGGCCAGCAGCTCGGGAGGCATCTTACCTTTAGCAGGCATCGTATTGAGTACTGAAAACACGTATAGGCATATTCTAATACGTGCCTAAGCTATCTAATACAAGCTTTCTTCGAGATCGCTTACCTCACCACCAGCTGCGTAGGGATCTTCAAGAATTGGTTCCTCAGCAAGGTTATTTAAATCCACATTAAACGCTTCTCCAGCAAGGCGGGAACGTCCTGAATCTCTGCGTGGTAGTCGACTACCTATCGCGTAGTAACCGCCTTCGGTAGCAAGCATCGCCTGAAAATCGCCAGCATTGGTCCGGAGAGGGAACTCATGGGGTTCGCGCCTGGTGGTGATACCAAGCGTATATCCCATTCTTTCTCCAGCGCGTCTAGCCATTGTTCTTTCTCCTCGAAGCTAATTCGACGGCACGGCGAGCTTTGCTTGCACGTTCTGTATTCGGTACAAACTGACGACCTGCTCGAGAAGCCCGTTGCTTCTTCTCATCTGTACGCTTACGTTCCTCGGGACTCAACCGCGCCCACGCTTCTTTTGGTAAGTAACGTTCGGTACTTTTTTGTCCAGGCTCGATTGCTTTGTCGCTCATCGGACTACTGAATCGGTCCGCCATGTAGCCAAGCATCGCAGGTGCGGGAGCCTGCACACTTGAATTTAAATAGCTGACAGTATCCTAAATCAGCTCGGCATTGTACATCGTAAGGATCTGCTGCGCCTTGCTCATTTATACCTTCAATAATGCAAGATAAAATTTTATCGGACTGATCAAAAGCCGCACAATTACAACAAAGAGCTGTTTGTACAGTATCGAGATCACTACTCCAAAGTTCAGCCTTCTTTTCCCAGAAGCCTGGATCTGGCGCATCAGGATTTAATGGACCATAGCCAAAGTTCTTAATAGTCCAATTGCGATTTTTGATATTTTCTTTGATATCAGTTGTAGCACGCGGACAAGAGTCTCCAACTTCTGCTACTTTCTTATTGAGAAGAATGGTGACTTTGGGATCCATCATGCTGCAGCCACATTAAAAGTAACCAGAGCAGCAGTGCCGCCTGATTCGCTAACAAATACGGGGCGGATCCATTTAACCGGACGCCCACTTACACTGTACACAAACGTCCCGTTACCAGAAATCGTCTGCGCTGCGATAATTTCCGCAAAATTAGTGCCATCAATGCTTCCATCTAAACGCACCACAACATTGGTGTTGATATTTGATACTGTAACGATTACCGTATAATCTCGTGTACGAAATAGATCATTTACAGCTACCTGAAGCAGGTTTCCATTACCAGGCGCGGATAGCGTCGGACTGGTATCAAAGATTGTATCCTGCACGTAAGTTAATGCCATAGTGTCACCTATCTATAAAAACAGTCTAACCTTTACCTTTCTCATATTCTTTACGAGTCATCCATTTCTGTTCTCCCCAGCGATCCAAAGATTTTTGTGACTCCGTCTTACCGCCAGAATAACCACCACCTTTATTTTTGTAAGCTTGTGCTAAAAGCTGGGCCTTGCGAGCAGACCACTGGCCAGGCTTACCTCCTTTTGAGCCAGCCATAATCCGATCTTTAAGATTTTCGCGTAATTCTGGTTTGGTGTAGCTCATTAGAAACCTTGCGAAGGCTGTTTATTTAAAATAACAGGTGGAATATTATCTGCTCTACTACGCACCACCTCGCGCATGTAAGCAGGATTGTTCAACTGGAACCTAGGATCATCTTCTCCATTATACGCAACAACAAAATCACACTTGCTATGCTGCTCCTTACGTTTACTATTGAAAGGGTCGCTAAAACTTGAAGTCGTCAAGCTATAATCCCGATACATATTTTCGTATGTAACAGGGAAAGAGGGCGAATAACCAGGAACAGCGGCAAAACGCATTACGCTAAATAGTTTGGAGTCTGGTTAAATGCACCCATTAAAAGCTGCAATGGATTAATTGACGATTTAATTTGCGATGTTTCTCCAGACATTAGCTGTTTTGCATACGCGGCCAGAAAATCATCACCACCTTGTTTTTGAGTTTCTCCAATGCCAGGGAGAATGATATAAGTGTCTCCCTGTTTTGGTTGTTGTTGTTGTTGTGTGGGAGGTTGCACAGCTTGTGGCTGCATTGCAGCCTGTTCCCCTTGCTTACCCCCGACCGTATGAAGAAGACGAATCTCATATGGAGTGCCCTGAGCATCAGTTGTTTTGATGCTGCCGTAACCACGACCAGGAGTGAATGTTCCTGGACCTTCCCAGGCTAAAGGTACTCCTGCGCCAATACCATAATCCTGGCCCAAGTGAAAAGTCGATGCACCCTTGGTGGGTGCGACACGTTTACCATAACCAGAAGTGATTGGATATGCAGGATTCCATTGTTCGCCTTGTTGTTGCCACAAAGCTTTACGGTCTTTATCTACTTTTAGGCGAGTTAAAAGCGAGCGGATTGTACCTGGGTCAATATATTGTCCGTCTTTCAGAACCCGCACATCTAGGTGCGCTCCTGTAGTCGGATAAATATCTTCCGCAGTGGTGGCAATACGGCCGACGTCCAAGTAGTCTTGTGCTGCTGTTTTCGCCATAGTACGTAGTTAATACTGCGGTGCTTGGTCTAAACCAAAAGCTTTAGTTAGCAGAGCAAGAGAATTCAGACCTGCATCTATTTTTGGTGTATCTGGATTAAGAATAGTCTTTAAAATGAATCGATCTAAATTCTCTTTGGGGTCGACCTGTGGTTGCACGCCTCCAAACAAAATAAAAGTGCGGCCACCTGGTACAGCTGCTACATCTTGTGGTTGTTGCTGTGGTTGCTGCGGCGTAGCTTGTGTAGCCTGTGCGGCTTGCTGTGCTTGGGGTAAAAATTCTTTGTACTTGCCGCTTTTATAAACTGACCAAGCGCCAAGACCCTGACTACCTAAAATTTGTTTAGCAGCCTTGACGTTAGTTGTTGGGTCAAATAACTGGCTCTCTTTTTGAAGGCCAAACTGCTTCATCCGTGCAGGTCCAAGTCCACCGTGCATGTTGACTTGAAACAATCCATAAGATTTGTCAAGTCCTTCGGGATTGAATGCCTGCGTGCGTCCTCCTGATTCCGCCATTGCAATGGCAGTCATCGTCGGTATCTTGTCCTGCGGGAATCCTTGTTGTTTTAACAGGTCCGCAATTTGCTGTGGATTTAACTGCGACATGACAGAACTAGACTGCTTGGCGTTAACGGAAATCGTTTGAGAGCATAAGGCGAGTGCCAACAGCGACGTCGGCAGGGCCTGGAAGGGCTTGAATAAATTCAGCACCTTCGCGATTAAACCGATACCGGGCTTGCTCGGGGTTTCGGTAATTCGGAACATACAAATGTAGGGCTAATCGATCCGTCTCGTATAGGTAAATTGCCGTCCAGGTTTTCAGCGTGTCTCTAAAATCAGAGGTTGCAATCGTACGATCGACGTCACCGGCTATGCTTTCGATACGACTCCTGGGAACAGTATTGTTGTTCACACTTCCAGTCATGTCAGTGCGCTTTTCAGCTTCGTCGCACCGACTGACTTGTTCGACAATTTTCGAATACCAGAACGAATCCGGGATGTTGTTGACAGCTTCTTCAAGACGCGCTAAATCACCTGCCGGAATAGACGTGGTGTTATAACCAAGGTGCCAGCGAACTTTAGACTTGAGGAAGTTATCGAGTTGCATTACTCAAAAGAAATGCGTTATTGGATACAACTCTCTAGTTATACCCAATAACACACTAGCACGCGCAAATTATCACTCAACGCGAACAAGACTATCTTTGAACATCTCGTCCCAGTCAATTCGCTTGATCGATTTCAGTTGATCCAATCGAGTGAATTTCTCACCAGGGAGAGAAAGCTGTAAATCTTTAATATCACGCGCTGTTTTAAGTCCAACACCTGGAAGGGCATCAGCAATCTGTCGAGCGCTTGCAGTATTGATATTGATACGCGTATCAAGAGGGAACGTTTCCCGTTGAGTGGGTTTCGGCGGCTTGACTCCTTCCGATTCAAGTTGAACGGTCAGGCGCTCTTCGGTGCGAATTTTTTCATTGGTAGCCTCCAGATGTGGTGTCAAATCGGCTTCATTGACGTATAGAACCTCATCTTGCGAGTCGATGCACATCACAATGTCTTCACCATGTTTGGAGATCATCTCTACAAGACCCCCAGTCAGGCGGTATTGATACAGCATTTTTGTTAGTTGAACCTTCGCTTAGCTTATCAAAATAAATCCTAGATGCCTAGACACAAAAAACGGACCCCGAAAGGTCCGTTCGTTGCATCTTGGAGTTACGATCAGATGTCGTCTCCGCCCACCTGCGAGACGAAGTCGATGTACTCGTTGATGGACTCCCAAGTGGCCGCAGCGGCGGGACGGAGGTAGTTCACACGGCACACCAGGTAGCCAGCCTTGCCGGCATCCTTATCGGTAGAGCTAATGAACACACCGTCGCCATCCGCGGAGGTGGAGGTCACGCCGTTCACGTTGAACACCTTGAAGGTGGTGTCCGCAGTGACGCGGTAGAACATCGCGTTGGCGAAGTCGGCCGCCACAATACCACCAGTGGTCACACTAGAGGTGAAGGGCAGGTCAGCAACGGCAGTATCACTCAGACCCTGAGCAAACAGCGAGCTAGTAGCGCTCACAATGGCGCTAGCAGCAGCAAGACCGTTGGCTTGAGTCGAAGGCACGCCGAAAGGAGCGCCAGCGTTGTTAGGACCAAGCAGCAGACCTTCGGTAGAAGTACCACCGATGTCAGCGGTCACAGGGGAGGCAGGGAAACCAGCCAGACCACCAGCGGGCAGGTCCTGAGCCACGGCGATAGAAGCGCCGTAAACATAAGCAGGACGAGCAGAGGAGGCTTGCACCACCAGGGAGGTGCGATTGTCGCGCACCCGGTCATCAGGACGACGATCAGGCGAGGGAACAATAATATCGAAGCTCTTAAACGAAGCTTTGTCTGCGGCAAGGTTATCAATCTTGACGTAGCCAATCAGCTCGAAAGCTTCTACGCCAGGCCAGCCGTATACACCTTCGGTGTTATAGGAGGACAGGCGGTTGATTTGGTTACCGGGTTGCAGGATTGCACCGGCTTCTTCTTTGTAAGCAGCCATTGGTTAAGTACCTCCTTTATCACTCAACGATGGTGAAGGCAGTGGTAATGAAGTCCTTATTCAGGTTAGCAAAACCGGCGTACAGCTGCCAAATCAGGATGATAAAGCGGCTGAAGTCATCATTGTTATTGATGAGAACCTGAGCATTGGGACCGCCAATACCTACACCGACAGCCTGAGGACCGAAGAACAGACCAGCAGGAGTAGTGCGAGTTGCAGAGCCGCCGCCACTGCCGATGTCGACGGAGATACTCTTGTCGGGGAAGTTGGTGGATTCGAAGAAACGCACACCTTCAAACACGAAGCCAGAAGGCATGACGGGTTCACCAGCCACGAACTGAGCTTGACCGAACTGACCGCCACCGTACAGAGCAGCGTTGGGGGCCATCATTCCCATCAGGGGATTAGGAACACCAGTGCCAGGATAGCGGGCCACTTCGCGGAAGCCCTGGTCAGCACGCAGATCCTTCATGAAAGAGGGATCGGCGATACAACGGTAGTAGCCGTCAGCGAACACGGGGGTGTTACGCTTACGCAGCTGCTTCACAACCTCAAGAAGGTCGGTCTTGACGTTGAACTTGAACCGCTCAGAAGCGTACTCGGTAGCGGTGTAGTTGTTGAGAGCAGTCGCGGAAGATTTGGTCTTACCGTTGGGGTAGTAGTAACCACCCTGGCTATCAGAAGCGGCACCGCGAGACTCAGCCTTGAACAGCTCGTCCAGGAACACACGGTCGCGCCAGCGGCGATAGTCGTCCAGGAGGGTCAGCGAACCGATGGACTGGTGGAACATGTTAAGGTTCCCGGTGTCCAGCAGCAGACGCTGAGCGGTCATCAGAGTCTCACGAGCAATTTTAAAGGTGCTCGGGAGGTTGGTGTTGTTCGGGTCAGCGGGACCGGTGTACTCACGCAGAGACACCAGCACCTTGTCCTTTACGATAGACCGGCTGTTAGCAGTACCGATGGTTTGATCCTGGGTACGCTCACGGCTAGTCTTCGTTCCAGGGCTACCCCAGAAACGATAGCGGTCAAGTTGAACGGTTTGACCCGGCTGTTTGGTGAAGTCGTGGACAACAACAGGCTCGCAAGCCATTTCCACGATATAAGCTGGATGGGGGCGGTACAGCTCCGCACCCAACAGCTTGGGAAAATCGTTATCAATAAACATGTTGGTTTCTCAGCGTAGAGTAAGCTGATACCTGAGACGGTAAGCCTCAAACTCAACAGCCAAAGCTGTTAACTCTGGAACTGTTGGTTCCATTAAGAAAATTATAGCAAGACTTTATCAATCCGGATTATTAAGCTTCCGGATTCACCATCTGACCAAAGTTATAGCCACTGATCATGTTGCCAGGGGAATAAGCCATTGGAGCCATGTAACCAAGTGCACGATATGGATTGACGTAGCCATCTGCTGGCTGCATATCCACTCGTTCTGCTTGGATTTCAGGATCAATTAGTTGCGCTTGCGCCATCTGAAGAGCAGCCTCAAGCTCAAGAGTGCGTGCCCCAGCCTGCTGTTTACGCGCCTTAGCTTTCTTAACGGCTTTTTCTTTTTTCATTACTTTTAACCTTTTTTAGAGTTGTTGGCGGCTAACAAACCCATAGATAACATTCCAAGCGCTGGCATTCCCTGCAAACGTGCATATTGCTCATTTGTGAGGATATTATTCTGCGTCACTTCAGCAGCACTTTGATTTTGAGCCGAAAGCAACGCATTGCCCGGTAACGGAGATCCTGGAAGATTTAACTTCAAGTAAGCACTATCGAGGTCTCGCGGCATCGCAGGTGCGGGTGCATTTGTCGTGCCAATCACACGACCGGCAGTAGCGTCACGCATTGCTGCATACTGGTCAACTCTACCAGCCTGCGCTTGAGAGGCTAAGTTAGCAGCGCCAAAAGTATACAGAGCTGCTGATCCGACCGGCCCACCTGCAGTTCCTACATTAATCAGAAATTGCTCAGCTCGTGCTCTAGCACTACTCTTTTGGGCTGCCATAATAAAATCCGCTAAATAAAAGAGGTAGCATTGCTACCCCTTATTTTACAATTACTCATTTTCCTAATAAACGACGTTTATTAGGATTACGAGTATCACTCCATCACCAGCATTTTCTGGCGGAACACGTCAGGGTTCTGTTGTGCAGAGTTCAGATAACGCCAGGCGTTGGCGGGATCACGCTCAGCCAGGGCTCCAAAATTGTTCCAGAAGGCGGCGGGGTTGCCTTGCATCTGGGGTTGAGGAGGAACAGGCATCTGAGGACGCTCAGGAGCAGTGGGGCGCTGATACTGAGTACCAATTGCCTGCCCCTGGGGACGGCCGTAACCAATTTCCGAATCGGGGATTGGATAAGGACCGTTCTCGCCAAAGAATTCGCAGGTGTAATCGGCCAGGATATCTGGATCCGTCAGGATAGCCTCATAAGCGCGGTGCTCATGAGAAAGCTCCTGAAGCAGACCGATGGCCTCTTGAAGCTGCGCATTGGTAGCGAGCAGCGTGTCTTCTACAGAACAAGCGTACTGGTTCAGAAGGGCTGGAGCATCAGCACCGAAGTGGTTGATGACATCAAGACTTTGCTCGCTTACCCCGTTGTCCAGCAGCATTTCCTCCGTTATTACCGGAGAAGTTTGGGAATAGTCGTTGTAATACGCCTGGCTGCTGTTGTTCGAAGGCGTATAGGTCTCCGTCGCCAAATTGTTGTACTGGAGACCCTGTTGGGAAGCGTAATTGGCCTGGTCGTAGGCTTGGTTCTGACTGTACTGTTGACCCTGGAACGGGAATTGGACGGGCGAACTCAGGAGCCCCACTACCTTGTTGAACGCCTCCTTGTAAGGGTTCTCCGCTTGTGGGGCTGCCTGGTACGCTTGGGGGTATGACGCTGTAGGGGTTGACAGGTACGGATTGACCCCCATCTGGGCCTGCATTTGCGGGGCTGGGGCCACCGCTTGCTGGTAGGGCGCCACCCATTGGGACGTCGTTGAAACCGTTGGCGCTTGTGCCGCCGTCTGCGCCACCGGAGCCCCGTAGCTGCTCGGCTGGATCGGGGATGCTTGGGGTGCCGATTGGGTCGGCATTGCGGTATCGGCCTGCATAAGTTACCTCTTTTTGTAGGCTTTCGAGTGTTCGGTAAAGGAAGGGAGTGAGATCTAATCTCGGATCCGCAGCCATCGGTAAATTCGGTTGCTGTGGATGTGGTGTTCGCATTTCTTGATTGATTAGATCAATAAATGCGGAGTAGGCCCTCTGTACTTCCCCTACCATTCGGAATGGGAAACCGGAGAGCATTCCCGC